CTGGGATCTCTAGTGACAGTCCGGGCCTTGAAGGCCCGGGGGTTTAAGTAAACCCACTCTACGCAGTGATGCGTTTTCTCCCATAGAAGGAATCTCTACCATGATCGGTGACACTATTGCTCTGACGTACAACGCGGGTACTGTTACCCTTGTTCGTGCCAACCAGGACAACTACGGAGCGGAATACTTCGGTGAGTCCGGGAATGATAAGTTTTCACTTAACGTGAAGCACACCATTCCTGGCCGAGGTAAGCCGGGTGAGTCTCATCTTGCTCGACTTGACGTTGAGCATTATGATGCAAGTGGCGTCCTACTTCGGACGGCATCTGCATGGGCCGTGATCCGTACGGATCAGGGTATCCAGAACAAAACCAACTCAGAGAATGCTGCTAAAGCTCTTACGGCGTTTCTTAGCGCCGCGAATATCACCAAATTGGTGAGTCGCGAGTCCTAACAGCATCACTCGTATTCCTCCGTGTGTCATTGTCGGTCGTGCCAACCTCCAAAAGGAGCTAGCATGTCAAAGACTGACACCGTGGTAGATCTATCCCCTTATGCCGCGCTGTTTCAAGACATCGTGGCGTGGGACGTAGGTCTGCTAGATTCTCTGATCAGCGATTATCGCTGGTTGGAATCTCTCGTCTCCTCGAGAGGCTTGCCGTTCATTATGATCGACATGCCGGAGGGTTGCAAGGTCGTAGACCGAGCGCTTTCTAGAGGGCACCTGAACCCCAAACACTTGCCGAAAACTTTCGGGAAGTGCCAAGGTGGGAGTCGGACATTCCTGTCTGGCCTCTTTTCAAGGTGTTTTGACGATGAAGGAAGACTTGTCGAAAACGTGGACGTCAACCATATATTCCTACTTCGCGCAGTGTTACTGCTTACGAAGAAGGTGAAAAAGGAATGCAGTGATGCAACCCTTATGGAGACTGTCACGGAATTCCAAGAGATTGATAGTCGTCTCAGGATTCCTACTCTCGAGTGGGATTCTGACGAGCTTACTTTTCCAGCTCGTAGATTATCGTTCCTCGATGGTTCCGACAGACCTGGGGACATGTTCTCTACGCGAGATCATGTGCCAAGACCGTTATTACGGACTTTGGATGACGTTTGTCGCATAGTCAGTTCGACCATGCCAGAAGTCATACCTCAGGATATCTTTCCTTCCCATGGACACGGATCCGTGGCCGATGCACCATCCAAATGTGATAAGTATCACTTCTCGAACTGGCCGGAAAAGCTTGACGGGTTCTTCCCGTTTGGACTATTCGGTCAGTCTCGTGAGGATATGCATCTTGAAGAGGAGATCAAGTGGGATAATCGAGAGTTCCCAGCTCGGCTTCTTGCCGTTCCTAAGACTCTTAAGTCTCCACGATTGATAGCCTCTGAGCCACAGGCTCATATGTACCTTCAGTTAGGTATGATGAGTTGGATGCGGAAGAATCTTCCGTATCAAGTACGTTCGTCTGTCCACTTCAAGGACCAGAAGCCCTCACGGGCCATATGCCTTGACGCCAGCAAAACAGGCAGTTACGCCACCGTCGATCTTTCGTCGGCTAGTGATCGTTTGTCTTGTTGGACAGTGGAGCGTGCATTTGGGGGCAATAGCTCCTTCTTGCGCGCGTTGCATGCTTGCCGTACTCGTTGGTTAGTCAACTCAACGGGTGTCGGTGAGCGTTTTCACTTGCGTTTACGCAAGTATGCACCGCAGGGGAACGGAACTACATTCCCGGTGCAGAC